TTATGGAGCTCTACAAGTACACCGGCAGCGTTGCCGTCCTGACCGTTCGTTTCGGCAAGGCCGAGACCGTCACCCTCTACGACAGCTACGACGACAGCGTCGCTCCGGTTCGTCTGGATGTTCGCGGTGCTCTGGCAGAGTACATCAAGAAAATCGAGGGCACGGACAGCGAGGAGCGGTACATGAATCTCGACTGGTACTACGACTTCAATATGCTGCTCCGGCGCATCGAGGTTCCGGGCGTCCCGTCCAAAAAGTTCCAGATGACCGGTGTCCCGGCCAAGGTCCTGACGCAGACCCGCAGCAACCCCGACGAGCTCGTCTGCTTCGGTTGCCCCGATTTCATCAACACAACCAAGCCGGTCTCGATGGGTCAAGATGATTACCAGAACTTCCTCATGTGGAAGCGTGAGAACAGAGACTAAGGAGGTGCAGACGATGAAGCGTTACCAGATTTTGTACAACAAAGCCGGTTTCCCGCTCTGCGTTTGGAAGTCGTCCGAGGCGGAGGCCCGCAGCTTTGCAAACAGGTTTCGGGCTGCTGGATACTCCGTCGACGTGTGGGAGCACACCGAGACCGGCGCACGTAAAACCAACATCTAACCCCGCCTGACGATGGCCGCTGGCGACGGCCGAAACGCCTGAAAGGGCGTCGCGGGAGCCAAACCGCAAAGGAGTGTCAACTATGAAAATGAAGTCCTACAAGGCAACTTTCTTCCGCCACAACCCCCAGTTCAAGAATGGCGGTTACGTCACCGAGCGTAAGATTGAGGCCGTCTCGCTGCCCTCTGCTCGCAAAAGAGCCCGCGAGATTTCCGAGCACTGTGTATACGGCAGCATGGAGCTGCTCGACATCGAAATGGAGGCATAAGAGATATGACCGTTCTTGAGCGTTTGAAAGCTGCCGGGTATGACCCGGCCGTGTCCATGTTCCCCGATAGTATCGGGAAGGCCGGTTCCATGGAGTGTGAGCGCGTCCAGATTCGCACGTTCTTCTGCCGTCCCCGTGAGAACGAGGCCGCCATCGGGGTGACTGCAACCGCGATGACCCATTTTTCCGACGGCTCGACCCGTCCGTACCCGGACGGCTGGCCGCGTAGCCTTGAGGCCAGCGTAACGCTCTACTTCTCCGGCGACGCGGACTTCCGATTCTTCGGGAACGTCTCTACCGACCTTGTCGGCTCCGATTCCGAGTTTCGTTACAGGCTCTTGAGCCGCTGTATTCAGGACTGCAAGTATTTCCTCGGCTGCGGCTCACGTTTCAGCAAGTACCTCTGGGGCTGCTGCGTTGAGAATCATATTCAGGCCATGCGCATCCTGTGGGACAGCTTTTCCGACGACGAGAAGCCCGAGTGGACTTCTCTCGAGGAGATTGAGACGTTCAGCAAGAAGATGCTCGAGGAGGAGATTTACTGATGGCTGCCAAAAATTTCGAGTTGTTCCTTGGGTGTCTTGGCAACGGCGTCACGGTCTGTAACTCCGCCGTGATGGAGAACGGCGATTTTAAGATGGTCGCCCACATCTCCGTCGAGGGCAAAATCACATGGTACGTCAGCGAGGACTATCCGCCTGCGGATGCTCTCGCAAGCATCCGGGCCTGTGCAGAGCAGGAGCGGGCAAAGTACGAGGCATGGCTCAACGGCCTGTCTCCGGCCGCGCGCCGGGAGTATCAGCTCGAACGGCTGCCGCTCCCCGAGTTTCTGCAGGAGCTCCGCAAGGCAAGAGAAGCAAAGGAGGGAGCCTAATAGCCCGCGATATTCACGATTACGACAGCCTCAAGAAGGCATACAGTGTCCTGCTCATGTTCGAGCGGTTTCCCGGTCCGGTGCATAGTGAGCGCGTCGAGGAGTTCGTCATTCAGCTCAAGCGCGACATCCGGGAGTACGCCCACCGGGATTCTGATTACCGCATCGTCCGCGACGAGCTCGATTCTTTCGTCGAGCTCGTTAAGCTGCCCGAGAAGCTCTCTCCCCTCTCAAAAGAGAGCGTTCTCGAATGGTTCTATATGCACCGTGCCTACCGTGACGACCTTTATGACGGCGCGGGGTGCTCCGGTCAGTACTTTACCACCCGCGTCAGGCTCTTTCGCCGTCGCGGTTGCTGGTACGCCTATCATTTTGTTTCGGTCGATATGTAAGGAGGTTCGCATGGAAATCAATATCACATACAAAAGCCCGGAGCACGAGGCTGCGTTCCTGTCTGAGCTTCAGCGGGTCCCGCACATCGTAAACCCAGAATCCGGGCGCATCAATCCGTATTGGGGCGCGTCCCTGTATCTGCTCTCCGCGCTCACGCGCTGGTCGGAGCTCCGCATTGCCGTCATCGGTGAGGACTACATGGCGTTTACGGCTGCAAAGGAGGCGTTCAATTTGAGCCAGAACGAGCGCATCATTGTCGAGCTGGCCGCCAACTTCTACAATGCCGGTTGCTGGGAAATGCCCGGTTTCGAGATGGTCTACGCCACCTGCGACACGGCTTTCACGCTCATTCTTGAGGCGTTCCGCCTGCGTCGCGCAAAGCTCTTTTACAAAGATGGGGAGGTGTCCGCAGAATGGGAAGAAAGAAAATGAGCCTACGGCGCGCCGTCGCCATCCTGCGCCTTGTCGCTGCGGATGACCTGTCCTCCGGGCGGGCAATCGACGGGCAGAATGAGGCTGCCGCCGTCGTGCTGGAAGATTACGAGGAGACAAAGAAAGAGCTCGCAGATTGGGTGAATGCTTCTCCCGAGGAGCTCGCCGATGTTATAGCCGGGATGTAAGGAGGCCTGTACCGTGGCTGCTGTCTATCGGACGTTGTATGAGAAGTATGAGCAAAACGACGTTTTGCACGTCGGGATTCAGGAGGTCGTCGAGGCCGAAAAGGAAATTGACGCGTTCCTCAAGTCTCTCGACCGGAACCAGCGCGACCAGCTCGACACGCTGCTGGGACGTCTGTCCCGTGCCTACGAGATGCAGGGCTTTCTTTTCGGCGGTCTCGCATCCGGCGCAAAGTGGAACGGCAAGACGGCTCCCGAACCGGGCGACGGATACGGCCGGAGCGTCCGCGCCTATCACGGCTCAACGCTCGCTCCGGTCTGCCAGATTGACCGCAAGACAAATCAGGTCATACATGAGTATCCGAGTATCGCTGCTGCCTCCCGTGCTACCGGTCTGGATGACAGCGCAATCGGAAAGGTATGCAAGGGAAAGTTACCCCATGCGGGCGGTTTTCTCTTTCGGTACATCGAGCAGTAAATCTTTCACAGGTACGCAAAAATATTTCAAGTTTTTGCCATTTTGCTCTTGCTTTCCACGCGCTCGCGTGGTATAATATAGTCAGTTGAGGGGGCTGCCCCTCAACGAGTAAGGTGGCAAGGCCAGAAAGGAAACAAAATGGACGACGAAATGAATACCGCCGAGGTGCTTCGTGACGAGGCAAAAGAGAACCGGACCCGTGAAATTCTTGAGCTTATGCGTAACAGCAAAACGCTCGAGGAGGCCGTGGAAAAAGTAAAAGCCCTGCTCAACAAGTAAGCAGGGCTCTCCGATGAAGAACAAAGGCCGATGACGGCGGCCAGAGTTCTGAAACGCCGGGGGAGCGAGAAACAGCTTGCAGATGCCTCACTCCTCCGGCATTTCTATTATAGCAGATTCAAGGGGGATTTCAAGATGTCAGCTTTAACGCCTGTTGCCGCCCGTATCACCGGGCTGCGCGAGGCTCGCGGGTTGACCCGCACCCAGCTGTCGCGGCTCTCTGGCGTTCCGCTGCGGACGCTCGAGGAATGGGAGGCCGGTCGCCGGGTCCCGCGCGATGTTTACCAGATTCACGCCGTCGCTGCTGCGCTCGGCATGAGCATTGAGGATTATCTTGGGCTATAAAGAATTAGGAGGTCCGGCGGTATGCCGGGCCTCCCTTTTTGTTATTCGGGCATAAAGCCGTAACCGGCCTCAAATGCCGCTACTTCTCGGAGGTAGGCAACGCGGCCTGCTGCGCGGTCGATGGCGTCGCGCAATTCGCGGTTTTCCACCAGCTTGAGCAGCGCGGTGAGCGTGTCCTCTGCCTGCATGATTTCGCGGGTGTCCTGCGGGTTGACCTGCTCCATGTAGAGCTCATAAATAGACTGTTCCATGCTTGCCTCCTATGCCCGCCAGCGGTCGAGCCGCTGCCGCGCATACAGGATTTGCGCGCGCCGTTCTTCCCGCTTCGGGTGTTTCGGAGCAGCCATTGTGACGGGAGGGCTGTTCGTGGTCCCCGTGCAGCCCTCTCCATCACCTCCCTGTGGGCCGTCTCCCACAGGCTGATTTTAACTTGCTGGCAATTTGCCGGTAGCTTTTCGGAGTGCTTTCTCCTGCGTTGAGCCGTAGAACGTCACGAGCACGGCTCCGGGGCCTCGATTTCGGGCTTTTGCTGTCTGGTCGTAAAGTTTGCCGTCTGTCCGCCGTGACGCTTTGTGGGTCTCCGCAGGAGGCTTTCGTCACTTGCCGGGTCATTTTATGCGTTCAGCTCTTTCTCGAGCTGCTTGATGCGTTTCTTCACGGACAATCCGGAGTTAAGACGCAGGCCCTCCCGGTATGCGTCGAGGGCTTTCTGCTTGAGGTCGTTTTGGTCGTATATCTGGCCGAGCTCCTTGTAGGCATTGGAGAGCTGGTATGTGGACATCTTGGGATTCAGGGCTGACAGGCTCAAATAGTCTACCGCTTTCTGTTCCGCCTGCTCCGTGTAGGTCTCTTTCAGCTCACCAATGCAGCCCTGAGCCTTTTCGAGCAGCTCGTAGGGTGACAAGTCTGTTTTTTCTTCATACCGTTTCAGCCTCTCGGCGTTCTGTTCCAGTGTCTCGGCATCCGGGCCATCAATCCCGGCTTTCGCTCTGTTCTTCGCGTCGAGTTCTTTTTCCCAACTGTCGTCGCCATCAACTTCGTCCATTGCCTTTTTCCGAGCGGCCTCAAGCTCCTCATGCGGGATTTCCATGAGCTCTGCGGTTCTCATGCCGCCGTAGTCTGGAATCTCCTGCGGCTTGTCTGCCGGGGCTGTCGGCTCAAGGGCGAATGTAAAGCCGAGCTTCTCGCTCCACCCTGTCTCCCGCTTCTTCGCGGTGAACAGGGTGAATTTTTTTCGTGCCGAATCCACGTTTATCCCGCGAACGGTATTTGCACTCACCTGAACAGCTCCGGCCGCGATGGTCGAAAAGGTGTTCGCATCAATAAGCATGGTGCTCTCTCCGCTCGGGCCGTATGCCGTCATAAAAAGAGCCACGCTGCCGTCGTCCGATATTCCACACGCGGCAATATAAGCATCCGCGTCGAAGTAAGCAAGCGGCTTGAGCTCGCCGTCTGTAATATAGCACCGCTTTTCATCAAAGCAAGCCACGCGGCCCGCCTTGCTCGGTGCAAAGTTCAGTTCGGAGCTCGGTTTCTTGTCTCTACGTTCGCGCAATTCACTCTGGATTTCTGCTGCGCCGTCGATTGTTACCCCCC